TTATAAATCTTCAGGCATGGGGATGACAAGGATAGACTCACTACACCGGATTCCGTAGAATACGTCACGAACCCGCCCCTGCTGGGGTATCAGAATACCCTTTTCTACCAGATCTTTTATATCGCGTGTTGCTGTATCCGGTGATACCTTTACACGTTTTGCCCAGTTTTTAGCCGTCAGTTTGCCGGGATAACCGTCCAAATATAAATTCAAGACTTCACGTTGTCGTTCGGACAGGGCTGTTTCGGCATGGGTTTGCCAGAATATGGCCTTGTTAAGAACATTCGACAATGTTTCGTCGGATTGCTCGACGGAACGGAGCAGGCAGTCAAGATACCAGATAATCCATTCAGTAATTTCACAATCTCCCTTCTGCGTTTTCTCCAATATGTCGTAATACTGTTTTTTATCCTTATTTATCTGATGGGAGATACTGAAGAAACGCATCTTTGAGTCTTCAGCCTGTGAAAGTGCCATATCAGCAATGGCTCGTCCGATTCGTCCGTTTCCGTCATCGAAAGGATGGATACAGACAAACCACAAATGGGCTATCGCCGATTTGACATAGCCGTTATGTACATCTGAATTGAACCAGTCCAGAAACCGATTCATTTCTTTGTCTATTCTTTCAGGAGCAGGCGCTACATAATGTACCTTTTCCCGACCGAACATTCCAGAAATAACTTTCATCTCTCCACTGCGGTATCGGGCTACATCTATTTTCGTTGGACCGCTCCATCCGGTAGGAAACAGGCAGTTGTGCCAGCCAAAGAGTCTTTCATGGGTAAGCGGACTGTTGAAATTGACAGTTGCATCAAGTGCCATTTCCACTACTCCGTCTATATATCGTGAGGATTCGGTCGGATTCGGTAGTTGTACTCCAAGTTTGCGGGCTACAGATGAACGTACCTGCTCATTGTTCAATTCCACTCCTTCAATTTCTGATGATGCAATGATGTCATGAGATATGGATTCAACTACGGCAGACATCTTGTCGTTAAAACCGATTACACTAAGGCGTCCCATCAGATAACCGACAGCTTTGTTTACCTTGTTCAGCTTCTCACTGACAAGTTCCTTGTTCCACGAAAAAGAAGGCCATTCTTTATGTTCATGTATATACATAGGCATCACTGTTTTCTGCAAATATACGGTTTTGCGGATAATTAACCGCAAATTTTGCGGCTTATTATCCGCATGAAATAGTGAAATCAATATTTATCAGCATTTTAGATATGCTTGACTAACTCTTGTGATTTTACTTTGTAAACCTTAAATAATTTATAGATTAAAGTTTCTTTTGATTTATTTTTTCAGAAATGAATTATTCGTATGCATCAGCTAATCCAGACTCGACATCTTCTCTAGACCAACCATCATAATATGCCCGTTCGTCTCCGTATGGGTCACTCCAACTGTCTGAATCTATTGTATTTTCTTTTTCATACTCCCAAGAAGTTGTATTAGAAAGTTGTTTAGATGATTTTTCCCTGTGTCTTTTATAAATACTTTTTTCAAAGTTTGTTTTTCCCGTATCTTTTTTTTCATGTAGAAGCAAAAAGAGAGAACCGGCACTATTAATAACTACTGATATAACTGGCGCGATTGGCTTCCATTTTAATGCAACATACCCAGTGTGGCACCCGTAAGAGAAAAATAGTTCTTCTGTCTTTGGATTTACCTTTACATCTATACGTGTACAATTAAAAATAGCTTTGAAATTTTCTATCGTATATGTTGCTATATACTTTAAACCGCTAAAAACAACACGTTTAGGAAATATACAAAGATTTATAAGAACCTCTTTATTTTCAATGAAAGCTTTAACCGAATGTAGATAACTTTCATTAAGAGACCATATCTTATCATATTTTATAGGTACAATGACATTACCATCTGTATCTATAATTCCCCATTCGTCTTTCCCGCTTATTGTATTATAGCGTACAACCCGAGCATATCCACAAACGAATTGTGGGTCACACCAAGAATATAAATCAAACGGTACTATGAGTTTATTTTCTTTATTTATGTAACCAAGTTGGGACTTATTGTTTTTGACGAGAGCTAAACCACAACTGAATGGATACATTTCCTTATATTGAGGAGAAATAATGACATTGTCATTACAATCTTTCAGGCCGTAAAGTTCGTTTTCTTGATATATTATTAAATCAGAATTTGCTGTCATATAACTACATGTTTATATACATCACAGGATTTTGTCTGTTACGTACGATTTTTGATATATCTTGATTCTGGTAAGGAGAATCAAATATTTGTTCTCCTTCAAACTCCCATCGTCCTTTGTATTTCTCACATTGGGTAGGAAACCAGTGATGCGGCTTGAAGATTCCAACAATATAACCACAACAAATTGCAAAAACTAAATCTGCTTTCTTGGCTCGTTGACCATTTAATCTCCAATATTTGCGGGTACATTCATATAAATTCGGACGTTCACAACCCAAATATGTTCTGCTTACATTGAAACAGATAATTCGTTCGTTTTTATGGTTTACAAAATCTCCATAATCTTTGAAAGGTTCAATCATATTTTTAATATTTACTTCCAAAGGTAATGATTTATCACGATAAACTTTATATAATACTAATTTAAGAGAGTTTCGCGGATAATTAACTGCAAAATTTGCGTCTTATTATCCGCATGAAACACTGAAATCAATATTTATCAGCATTTTAGATATGATTTATGATTACCATTCATTATGCAGATAATCATTGACTTTTCAGATTGGAACAGTCTGCTTATTATATACTCACGTAATTGTTGGGCCGGATAAGTATTAATCTGAAAGGCAAGCGCAAATATCATTTCCAGGTTATAGACTACCTGATACCCCTCTTTTAACGGAATACGTTGTTCTGCGGTGAATGGTTGCAATATCCCAAGTTTATATATTCTTCTTTTCGCAGCCCTTAAAGTCGGTGCAACTACATTGAACAAGCCGACAAGTTCGGCTTCGTCCATACGAATCTTATCAGGATGAACAGCAGGAATAACAATCCTGCCGTCCTCCATATGGATAATTTCTCTTTTCATAAGCTACAGACAATTTGAAAGTACATCCTTTACATTATTCATATCTTTCAGAATGGAACTGTCGAGTACCCTTGCATAGTGCTGCGTCATCTTGATATTGGAGTGACCGAGCATTTTGGCTACATTCTCAATGCTTACCCCATTGGCCAAACAGACAGATGTGGCGTACGAGTGGCGGGCGGTGTGTGTAGTCAGGTTCTTCTTTATCAGGCATAGGTCTGCAATCTCTTTCAGGTAGCTGTTCATCTTCTGATTGCAGGGGACAGGCAGCAATACTCCTTTCTTTTTGCAGGCAGGATAATCTGCATATTTTCTCAGGATTTCCAAAGGAATATCCAGTAGCGGAATATTGCACATGTTCTTTGTTTTCTGACGTGGCTTCCTGATCCACAGGTTTTCGTTGTTGTCTTTTACGATATGCTCAGGGGAAAGTTGTTGCACGTCGATGAAAGCCAGACCGGTAAAGGCGGCGAAAATAAAAACATCACGGACTACGGTGATTCGCTCCAGAGAAAATTCCTTGTGGTAGATGCTCAGCAGTTCATCCATAGTAAGAAACTCACGGATTACTTCTTTTTCGTGGAACTTGATACCGATAAACGGGTCTTTGGCTATCCATTCATTGGCCAGTGCCAGATTGGTAATTTTCTTCAGACATTTCATATAACGGATAACGGTATTCTGCTGACATTCCTTTTCCGTCTTCAGATAAAATTCAAAGGCACGTACCAGCTCACCGTTGACTTCCGCCAGCGGCAGATCATCCTTTCCGTATTTCTGTCTGATAAGTTCGGCAAGATAGCGCTTGCAGCTTTCATAACGGCGAACGGTAATCAGGGCGTAGTCTTTCCCGACCAGGGCACGGCATTGGTCATTGTGCTCCTGCATGGTACCGATGAGGGTGCGGACCGCTTCCGGTTCTTTGTCCTGTCCGAAAAATATTTCCTGCAACAGACGTGCCGTTATAGGTTGGTTCTGTTCTTCCAGTTCACAAAAGATCTGATGTAACTTGATTCTCGCATTTTCGATGTAGGCATTCAGGTCGCATGATTTGCGGCTTTTGCCTCTGGCGGATTCCTTAGCCTGACTCCAGAGAGACGGGTCAATGCTTTTGCGGATGTTGTTTTCAACTCGCGTACCATCTACAGTGATACGCATACAAACGGATGCTTCTCCGTTTTTCAGCAGCTTGGTCTTCTTCAAGAAGAAAAGCACATTGAATGAACTTCTTTTCATTTTTCCTACAGTTTTTAGTTTGGACAAAAGTAGGAAACCGACCACGTTTTCTTGATACGCAAAATATTGCAAATCAGTGAGAAAGACTCTAATTCGGTGGAGATTTTTGCTCCACCTTTTATCTCCACCTTTTGCTCCACCTCAAACGGTAATATTTTGCCGTTTTTTGCGTGCTTGTGGAAAACAAAAAATCCCGATTTCGATTGGAAATCAGGATTTTACTGTCTTTTGCTTTTCTTCAAAGTGGTGCCACCAGGAATCGAACCGGGGACACAAGGATTTTCAGTCCTTTGCTCTCCTACGGCATTAAAAGCCTCGCCTAACGGCTCAACTTTCAATGCAACCAACTGAGCTATTGCACCTTAGCAGTTATGCTACTTTCTTTATACTGAACTATGTTTTTTCTCTTGGTTTAACTGTCAGTTTAACTCACAGGGTAAAATCACGAGATTTGTTAATACTATAATTTATGTTCTCTTTTATGCTATAAAGGTACTAATAATTCTGTTTAGTAGAACTTATTATCAGTCTTTATTTTTGCTTTCTTCAATGCTGCAATATATCCTTTTACTTTAGAACCCTCATCATAAAGAAAATCTTCATCCGTCTTTTTATTCTGTGTCAGCTTGGTAAGTCCTATCAGTTTGGATATTAATTTGTATTTGCTTATCACGATTCTTTCCCCATCCTTATTAGTAAAGCTCTGTCTAATAGGTGTTTCATAGTCTTTCAAGAAATAATCAAACATGGTTGCGAAATGACCTATCAAATAGGTTTGACTTGTTGAGGTGCTTTCATATAGGTTATCAATATCAAAAGCCTTGCTGAAAAGTGCTTCATTATAGTTCACTGTGATTTCTTTCTTGTTTACTCCATCATAGTAGGTGTAAACATTTGGTGAAGCTAAAGAATTGAGCTTTTTATAGAACTCGTCTTTTTCCTCTTTCTTATCATAACCTTTAGAATGAAAATTCCTTGTCATTTTCACCATGTCAAACATCTTGTAAGCCATAGTTCCTATGTAAGCTATTGCAAGCGCATCATCCACTACTATTTTCTTCTTTCCTACCTTTAAGGTAATACTTGCTTCTTCTGAAAATTCAGCATGGCTGTCACTGATAGATTTCAATTCCCTTATTATAGTTTCACAAAAAGATTCCACCTGTGCATGAGGATAGACATGTGCCATATATGGATTTTCCCACTGTCCTTTGGAAGCATGGGTAATGAATAGTATAAGTAAATAGAACTTATCCACATCTAAACCCAAAGCATTTATATTGGCTTGTATTTCCTCGTCATTCAGATACTCGTTATATGACAGGAAATTCACTTCACCTTTGTTGTAATAGTATTCAAATTCTTCATCTGCTTTTGTACCTCCAACGTGCATTATTCCCTTGCTATCTTCATAGACTATAGGGTAAAACTTGTATGCAACCTTTAATACATACTCCAGTATTTCGCTGTTGTCTTCTTCAATATCCAATTCAATCATAATCTCCAAATATTCAAGTATAGCCACAAAGATATTGAAAAAGTGGATTTTATGTGAATATATTCTTTATGTATGATGAAAGGGTGACAAAATTTGAACGGGGTATATAAAAGTGTTTTTTCTCAAAAAATGTCACCCTAATAATATTGATATTCATTTAATCATAACAGGTGAAGATATTTATAACTGATGGAGAATACCAAATCAGACCAAAGTCATTTAAAAGAATCTTCTCTTTTAAATCCCAAAATGCGTGACAATAACCTAATTCTTTAGGTATATCCAGTAAATTATCAACTTCCTTTTCAACATGTTCTATAATACGTCTGCCAATAGGAATGTGTTCAATGATATTTTCTATTTCTGATGGTTGTTCTTCACGGTAGATACAAAATATCTTTCTGCAAGTAGGACAGTAACAATAAACCTTATATATATCCTTAACTTCCAGTAATCTTTTAGATATAATGGAAGTAAGTGTTTCAGAAGTTTCATAGAATATCAATCCATTGGAATTGTTATTGAAATGTTGGCAGCATGTGTTTTTGATTTTATTCTCTTCAAAATTAAATGAAATTGAATTAATGTCATGGCTCAAACCAGTAATGCAATCGCCAAAGAGGTTATTTATGGCAGCTTTTTCTTCTGATTCTGATAAGTCATTATTTAAAGTAAACTCTAAAGGCAGCTCTTTATCATGTACTGCAATCAGCTTTATTAAGCTGTCTGAATCATCGTCACGCTGATTATCTATTTTTAAAAGAATATCATTGGTATAATCAATATGCTTACTCCGTAATGTTCTTCTTATATCAGTAGTATCAAGTTGGTTGTCAATAAAATACTTGGTAATAAAATATCCAGTAGATTTAAAGTCTTTAAAATTCTCATGTGTTAAACACTCTTTATGTGTAACTCTTTTTGAGTTGTATTGACCAAATATACCGTTGATTCTTTCAAGAATATCGTTCAACTGCATATCTTTATTATTCGTGTTGTCTTTGGTGTTCTGTTCCATATATTAGAATTTTTAAGTTCTACCATAATTTTATTCCATCCATTTCCTTTATAGCTTGAAGAATATCCTCTTTAGTCATATCAGTAGTTTCTTCCTCAATGCTGATAGAACGGAACTCATAGCTTTCTACAATTTCTTTATCTTCATTCACTTCACTATATATCCAACTACTGAAAACTCTATTTGGCATATCAAGGAATGTAATTCTAATAAATGCACCTCCTAACAGATAAGGGTTAATGTCATAAATCACAAATTGACCTTTTATCTGCTCTTTATAAGGGTCTAAATTAGTATTGCTGACAATTCCTTTATTGTAATCATCCAAGTATTTTCGCAAAGTACGGATATATTCATTATCCAACCAATCACTTCTATCCCAGTCCTTAAAGCGAATGTCATTGAGTGTCTTTTTGGTATTAATAGTATCTGTTGTTTGTAAAGTAGTATCAATGTCCTCAAAATCTTTTGGAGCATTTGAGGACTTTTGTTGGTTACAAGCTGACAGGATTATTAGTGTATAGATTATAAGATAAAGTTTATTCATGCTACTATTAAAATGTTAAAGGTATGATGGCTTACTGTTTATCATTGTTCTGAACACATTGCAACTAAAAACAATAATCCAAGAATGCACAGAATGATTGCACCACAACCGAATTTATTCCATTCTTTATCTTTGCTAACTCCATTTTTTATACCATCTGATATAAAGAAAAAAGCAAAAATCCCTCCTAATCCAATAGCAAGAATAGCTATTATAGTTCCAGTAAAGTCATTATGTCCGCTACTAATTCTACCACGACTTGTCATATCACTTGCAAATAATTGGATAGTATGAAGTAATATTGTAATAGTACAAATCTTTTTCTTATCCATGATTGTAAATTTTAGAATCTATCAAAATTATTTATGACATATATGGCATAGTTGAAAGAATTGCTATTTTAACTATTGATGTTATTGCATTACTAACACCATTTTGTATTAGATATGTTATATATTTATTATCATCTGGTTCTTGAACAGTTGGCAAATTAATATCCATCCATTCAGTAACTTTATTAATGACTTTATCTGTGGCACTAATATTTTGTCCCAAAAATCTATCCAATAATCCTCCATTTGCAGAAAATCCACATGACTTAGTTTGTTGGGTATTTGTAAATGAACTAATATATCTTTTTGTATATAAGAGGTATTTTTCATAGTCAGCTTGTCTGTAAGTACCCCTTTTTCTCAGTATTTGTTCAACTTCATTTGGCACAATAATATTCCAATAATCAAAGTCAATATGTGGTGGTGTAAATGTTGCTTCAACTTTGACATCTTTAAATAAATCTATTTTTTTTCTAATTTTACACGCCATCCTTTATACCTAAAATGTATAGGAAACATGTAATTATGAATAGTTACTTTTATGCTCATACTCTTTATCCTGTTTAAAAGTCCATAATTTCCCCATCACTAAATACTACTCTATCCAACATTATTTTATCAAAAGAATATTCAGTTCCAAGTATTGTAGAACAATTTATTTTGCGTGAACTATAACTTGAAATTGAAACATCTATTGTTTTTTTATCGTAATTATAAGCACTTGTGTCAAACATATCACGGCTTGTATCATAAGAAGAAATAGTAACGATAATTTTTATTATATCTTTATTGGTATTGTTATTAATGTCAGCAGATATTTGATAATTACGTCCATCTCCACTTTTTTGAGCATTACTGATAGTTACCGTGCCTGTCATAGCATCTTTAGCTTTCTTTATGGCATAAGGGTCAAAATGTGGTATCTCCTCTTTTTTAGTTTCAGATTGTTCAAGAGCTTTTTTTTCCTCATCTGTAGCCAAAGATTTAACAACTTGTTTCCTTACCTCATCACATGAGATAAAAGATGTTGAGATAAAAGTAAAAATAAGCACACCTGTTAATTTAGTATAGTACTTCATTCCTTTGGTTTTGCACTATCCAGTACCCAAAGATAGCCGTTTCTAAAAGTCTGTTAGCATATAAAGAAAAGGTGTGGGTACTTTGGCTTATTATTCTACTGTGGCTCTGGACTGCCTGTCATGTATAATAAGCAAAGCCCACACCAAGATAGTATATAGTTTACCCCATGAGAGGTAAGTATATAGCTATGGTGTGGGCGTTCCTGCTCATTACCCACATGACGAGAATTGTCCAGATTCCAGTAGAGGATAATTTTAGCTAAACGCCCTTTCGTTTATATGTCCTTTCATCTTCCTAACACCTTAGTCCGTTGAAATTGGCACAAAGTTACTGAAAAGTGTTTGTTTTAGCAATTTTATTCTATCTAAAGGTATGTAACTTATTGACTTTAACACATTATCCATTTATAAGGTCTGAAATTTTCAGTAGTGGAAAAATTTAATGGGTTGCATATATCATCCCAACCATCCGATTTTTTCCACTATAAACAGGTAGAAAATCTAACTCTGCCCATATAAGAGCAAAATTTTCAGATTTTCTACCTGTAACAGATTTAGAAGCTAAGACATTCATAAGTATTCAAAAGTTCTTCCTGTCTTAGTCCAAGATACCTTTTAGTAATGGCAATACTTGAATGGTTGAAAAGTTCCATGAGCTTTACTAAAGCCAACTCTGAATTTTCACTGTTCATGTTATATACCTGTCTGCCAAAAGTCTTTCTAAGAGAATGACAGCTAAAGTTACCTATATGCAGTCTGTATTTCTTTTTCAGTTCTTTCAGTATAATGTTTATTCTCTGAACTGAAAAGACTGTACCTTTCTGGCTTACTAACACAGGTGCATTGATTCCTGTTGGTCTGATAGCCTTGTAACATTCAGATATATGCCTTTGAAGTTGTGGGTTTATACGGATAGTTCTTTTCTTTCCTGTTTTCTTTTCTATTATGGTGAACTCACTTGCATTTAGAATCTGATTCCACCTTAAAGAAAGAATGTCACCTATCCTTAAACCAAAGAAACAACCTAAAGCTATCAATAAACTCATGTTGTAATTTCCATCCTTATAAAGTTTTCTTATAAGATTCATGGCTTCGTCCCATTCCAAGAAGTCAGCCGTTGTATTACTGTATTTCAAACTCATAATATTTACTTTTGAGGGTTTAATAATAAAAGTGAATGTCCGCTGCATATTCATAATAGCTAACTGATTGAATAATAGCGAAACATTCACTTTGTGCATTAGTGATTGTCTGATAAATAAAAGAATAGTCCTACTATAAAAAACGCAAATGTAGGACAGACGAAAAGCAATATTATTAGTACAAATAAGAATAATATAGCCAAACTCATAATTTTGAAATTCTTCTGATTCATAAAATCTTTAGTAGTAGAAAAAATGGAGAATACTCATTTTATAGAATATCCTCCATTTAAAGATTAATTAATCAATAAACCATTTGTAACGCTCGTCACCATGTAATGCTTCATTTATTCCTGTCGCTATTTCCGTTGCATTTAGGGAACGGTCTAAGAATGAATCTATGTAGCTGCTTTTATTCGCTCCAGTGAGTAAATTATAAAACTTCCACATATTCAAGTCATTACCAAAACTTCCAAAATTCTCATCCTGTATGTATGCTTTGGCTACTGAATTAATCTGTGTATCAGTAATAAGCAAACGTGGAATACTCTTTTGAAAACCTTGTGGCAGACATTGATATAAGCGCATCTTTCCTAAAATCTGTGCAAATTGGTGTTCACTCATACAGGTATTTCCTAACTGTTGCATTAAATGAATGTGTTTTGCAGGATTGTAGGCATGAAACATTTCCAAGACAGAACGATATAAATCACAGGTATTTGAAACTTCCAAGTTACTCAAATATCCATCCGTTGAAACGCATAAATTGCAGCATACCATATTCTTGAATCCTATAAAAACCTTGAATTTCTCTACTGTTTTCTTACTGTAGAGATTCATGTGATTATAAGCACGCACACCACCTACTGAAAGAGTGAGTTTGTTTCCCTCTACCGTTTCATAAATAGTAGGAATTTCAATGCAAAACATCATCCTTTCAAAGTATTGTGTCTTGTCACTTTCCAAAAGTTGGTTTGCAGGCTTATGGATAGCTTCTGGTATTCTGCCTTTGATAATATGAGAAACTCTAATATCTGGTTTCTCTATCGTTTCACCTGTAAAGAATGAGTTTGCGGCATCCCAAACTGTTTCAATAAAGGCATTATGAGAAATTGTAAGCTCATTGTCCTTACTGAATACTGGAACTATGCAGTCACTCTTTAAATGCTGTAAATCAATCTCCATAGTGTTTGCTTCTATGAAATGATTTACTTTCTGGACTTTTGTAGTTTCTTCTGTGATAATCGTTGCGTCTTCTGCATACTGATTAAAACCACTACTTCTTTTCTGTGCCTTAGATGGCAATAAGATAAAATTTTCCATACTTTAAAATTTAAAATGGTGAATAATATTGTTTTATTATCTCTTTTTGTTCAAGTATGGTAGGGGGAGTGAAAACGTAGTGGGCTCGTGAGCCTGTAATCATCATAATTTTAAAAGACAGTAACCAAAGTAACAGATAGGGGGATTTATTTATAAGTACCTGTATGTAATCGTGCGTGTCTTTATTTATGCTTCTCCAATCTGATTAAATATCAAGTAGAATCAGTGATATTCTGTGTATTTCCTTGTAATAGTGATTTTTTGAGTTTGGCTATATTCACTGTAATAGTAGGGATAATTATTTAATAAATAAGGTATTAAATTTCTTATTTGGTTGCTTGTGTTCTCTCTTGGCATAAAAAACTCCACATTAAAAATATGGAGTTGAGGTATATTTTTTGAAAATTTCGCTCTTTATAGGCTCTGCCTAAAAATCTACCAAACAGAATTTGAAGGCTGTAAGTTTGTATGAACCACCATTTTTTGAGCCACTGTTATCTGTGTCATAGTAGTCTTTAATTGTATCTTGCGTTACTTTGTATCTAATGCTATGTTCGTCATAAATGGCTTGTAAACGCCCTTTGATTTCATTCTTGTTTATATAGATATTCATTTCAAACTCCTCTTTTATGCCTTTCAGTACGTTAGGAGAGAACCTAAGAATTTCAGCCTGTTCTTTGTCGTATTGCAAAATGGCTTTATCAATCAGTCCTTTTTTGTATTCAGCTTTTTCCATTCCTGCTTTTCCTATTTTCATATAAGCATCAATGGTATATTTTGCTTCTGCTTGTTCACTCAATAGTTTGATATAGTTGCTCTTCTCCTCAAAACTGATTCTGCCATTTTCAAAATCATTATGAATCTTGTCTAAGAGTTGCACAAGTATCTTTCTTCTTTCTATTGCTTGTTTGGTTGTGTTGAGTTTCCTTATATCATCATCACCAACACACTCTGTCACGTCATTTAGTGTAACATTAAAGAATCCTGTATCTTGATAGGCTTTATGTAAAGTCTGTGCTGAAACATAATAGGATTTAACACGTTCTTCATTATAAAGGTTATCGACTGAAAAAGAATTGATTTCACCTCTTTCGTCTATCAGTTCTTGATATTTTAAACCTTTCATATCATCAAATATGGCTTCTTTCCTTATGTTATCGACTTCCTTATCGTGCTTTTCTTTCAGTATATTATAATCAGTGATGAACTGATTGATTCTTATATCTAATTCTTCCTTACTTCTGATTCTCATTTCAGGATTGATAGTTGAGATATGGGTTAGTGAGTTATAAGTAACATCATCATTTTTCTTAGTCTTTCTGAATCTGCCCTGTATTTGTATAGCTTCTGTGAAAGGGTCTATTATCGTCCAATTTGCACTGCTAAAGTCTGTCAGCATAATAATATCAGGTTTACATTTTCTAAGCACTATATCCAACCCAGAATAGAAACGGCAAGTGAAGAAGTTGTATTTTGCTAATGGATAATCTATCATGGAATGGGCTTTGCTTATTCCTCTTGTCAATAGTTTATCCACGCTATTCTGCGAACAGAATATTTTATAATCAGTTATTCCAAGATTCTCTATGATTTCATTGATTCCGTCCGTCACATTGAAGAATATGCAGATACATTTACTGTCTTTCATGCTGTCAAGCACTTTCTTCAATCTCTTATAATAGCTGTTAGTTACAATCAGTTCTAAGTCTTTTTTATAGTCATATTCAGGCTTTATTTTTATTTTCTGAAAGTTCTGCCGTTCAAACTCCTTATGCGTCATGGGTAAAGGTGTGGCAGAAACGAATGCCTTGTTTTCAAATTTAAAGAAGTCATAGATAGGTTGTGCTATTTTTCTTCTGTAATCAATATCCTGTGTGACTTTCTCGCACTCGTCAAACAAGCAGAAATATTCTTTATAGATGTTGATTCTTAATTCTTCTGCTGCCTTTCGTATTTTATGAAAACTTTCAGGGGTACAAAGTATCTTTTTGTATGGAATATCCATTTGTAGGTACTTCTTGATGTTGTAGGGTAAATATTTCTCATAAACAGCTTCCAAGTTTTCATTGTTATTCAACTTGCCAAGTATAACTGTAACATTAGGTTCTATGATTATGGAATTGCGTTTTGAATGTATTTCACTATGTGTTGCACCCAAACCTGTTAAAGTCTTGTCAAGAATGGTATTTGTGGGTATCAAGTCATAACCGATGCGTTTTAATGCGTCAAGTAACCATTCTCCTTTTTTAATAATAGCTTCTTTTATCTTCATATCTTTTCCTTTATATTAAAAGTGGATTCTACTTGATTTTTCAGGATAGGTAGAAAATGGGAAAATTTCGCTTGTATATAGCCATTCTCCAAAATTCTACCTATTCTTAGAATTTCATGTTTTGTTGTATTTATGTATTCAATTTTGTGTCGTACCTTGATATTCCAGCCAAACAGATTGTAGAGCATCTGTATAAGCTGCTATTTCCATTGAGTGACCTTTCTCCGCAGTAAAATGGTTTTCCCATATATCGTTGTCTATAAGGGCAATCACATCAAGCAATGTCTGAAAATCCTGATTGTTATCTATATAGAACTTTTTTAGGGCTGTTCCAAATCGACCGTTGCAGCGGTCAGATGTAAATGTTTTATTCGCTTGTATCGTTTCCATAACTTTATCTCCCATTTCTGTTGTTATAGGTGAAAGTTGCAGTTTCTTAAAATCCTGAATCTTTTTATAGCCTTGTTGCAGGGCTTTTATCTGTTTAGCTTTCAACGTGCTTGTAGTGAGGGTATAAATGGAATAAAAGAATGTATCCTCAATCTTACTACTTTTGCATTTAGTGAGTATATGGTCTATCTCTTTGTTGTTAGTAGCAATTCCTGAATGGGTGAAGTCATTGTTTTTCCACGGTTTCCCATTATTTCGTATTGCGACATAAGCAAGAATATCCATGTTTTGAGGTATTTCAGCTTCTGCATAAGTGACTTCCTCATTCTGTAAGTTACTAAAAAGGAGTGCTAATGTACGGTGCTGACCGTCCACGCAAACACCGTCATAGTTATCGTATTCTTCTGGCTTAACCGTTTCAGTTTTTATATCAAAGTTGGAAATTGTAGGTTCTCCCTCTCCGGTCTTGCGGACTACAGTAGCCTTGAATAGAGCCTTGTTGCCAATCTTGGATTTTGCCTTATCCATTGGAACGTACTCCAGTGCCATAGATTTTATAAAGCCATATTCCTTTATTTTTAAGTAGGCTTCTTTTACGTTGGTTTTATCAATTTTCTGTCTGTTACCCTCAATAAAGAGCAAGTTCAATCTTTTCATATTGTTTTCGTTTTTAATATTATTCACTTTATTAATTTTCTCTTTGTTATTTGTTTTAATTACTTTCATGATTTATGAGTTTTAAATTGTTATAAATTTATTTCACTGTAATCATCCAGTCTATGCGCACTTGGCTTTCTGATTACGCTGCAAAAGTACTTGATTCCAGTCTGTACTAAAGAGAATGAATTTTTGATAGTTTTTTATTCCCCTTTCTTTGTCTTAACTGTTTATCTTTCTTTTTGACATTGCAAAGATGGAGCTATTTGAGAAATGCTAAATAGAATAAAAAAATTCCACTTTTCTACTCCCCTTTATTGAAGTATAGAAAAATGGAATTGATAAGTAATTGATTAATAGGGTAATTACCAATAAATGCTGCTATGTGCCTTTATTTCTTTGTCTTTATATTGTTTTAGATAACCTTTTAAATATTCGTCATCATTGAGGAAATTCTTGTTTAGAGATAAATGAGTATGATATATTAAGTTAGAAATGAGAATATTTTTGTTTAGAGAGATTCCACTACCTTTAGCTGCTCTACCTTTAAATTGAGGATTTAGTTCAAAGAAGTATAAAATGAGTTGAGCAAAGTACCATATTAAAACAGAATCAGACTCTATATTTGTGGTAAAAATTTCATCTGCATTATTACCTCCAAATGTATTTAGTGTACTATCGTTTGATATTTCAAATACTCCTTTTTCTATCCAACTTAAGATAAGTAATAAAGCCTTTTCATCATTAAGAGTACAAGATTTCCCTTTCATTCTTAAAGTAAGACTTGTTTCTTTTTTGAATTTTAAATTGTCATTTTCTTTTTCTATAAATTCTTTAGACTTACTTATAAAGTTTTCTATTTTCTTCTTTGGGCTATCTATATATGTAAGCCCTGTAAAGCAAACATCACAAGCATAGTCATAACAAAATAAAATAAGAAGCCAAAATGAATCTGGATTCATACCTAAACCTTTAACGGTAGCTTGTATATCTTTGTCTTTAATATAGTCTTCATATTTATAGGCACAGTCAATCTTCTTTTCATTATACCTTATTTCAAAAGTTTCTATTGCTAAGAAGGGATTACTTATTTTTAGTTTGCTACCTGTAAAAATAATGCTTCCCTCTGGTGTCTGAGTGATTGCTTTATTGCCTGCTATGATATTTTCTATATATGCAAATAGTGCTTTATCTTCATCACAATCTATAAATTCTTTCATTACTTGTCATTTTTTTAATTATCTGCTTAAAGATAAAAAGAAAATCCCACTCACAATAACTGCAAGTGGGATAATCTTAGTTTGTAAGGTTTAGTAGTTGGAATCTCCTGTAAATGTGTCCATGAGCTTATCCATCTGTTCACCTATGCACTTATCTATCAGTTTGGCATAATGGTTTGTCATTCTGGTATTGGTGTGACCAAGCATCTTAGAAACGACTTCCAGCGAGATATTATTAGCTAAAGTAACCGTACTTGCGAATGTGTGGCGGCTTGTATGAAATGTGATTCGTTTTTTTATGTCGCACAAAATGGCTATATCCTTTAGGTATTTGTTTATATCTGCTGGGTCTTGGATAGGAAGCAATTTCTCTCCACCTTTGTACTTATCCAGTATCAGTTTGGCGATAGGGAGTAGGGGGATGCGTGATAGAACTCCAGTTTTTACCCTGCGTTTTTTTATCCAAATCCTACCTGCATTGTCCTTTTCAAAATGCTCTGGAGCTAAGGTTTTGATGTCAATGTAGCTCAATCCAGTGAAACACCCAAAGAGAAACATATCTTTGGCTCTCTCCAGTCTTGGTAGGGGAGTGTCAAAGTTGATAATCTTTCTCAGTTCTTCTTCATCCAAGAAATCTATTTCTACAGGCTCACGTTCTATCTTATAAGTAATGAATGGATTCATAGCCATGTATGAGTTGGCTACTGCAAGATTGATAATCTTTTTGAGCAGCTTCAGATGTTTTGTAGATGAATTTTGTGCCATTCCTTTGTCTATTCTTAGGAATGTATGAAAAGATTGTATAAAGTTCAGATTCAATTCACGTAAGTATAAATCTTCTCTTTTGTATTTCTGCTGAACAAACTCTTTGAGTAATTCTGGAAGATTTTTATAACCACTTTATTAGCAAGCAGTTCTGAGGATAAGGTAAAAATGAGGTAATGATTTGGCAACCCTGTCTATTTCTACGTTCTGCTGTGAGTTGCTGTCAATGTCTCTCGTCTTGGTACAAAAGTAGCAATAAAAATCGGATACACATCAAAATGTCCCATGATTTTTATCACAGGACGTTTTTTATCTTCGCTGAATAATCCGGTTTAACCGTTACTTCTATTTTCGGCAAGTTGCGGGCTATGATTGCTGAAATTTATACTTTAATCCATACTCTTCCAACTTGCTATACAGCGTTGTACGTCCGATTCCGAGCAATTCGGCGGCAACCTTGCGGTTTCCGTTTGCCTGCTTCAACGCGCGTAAGATGCGTTCCTTGTCCTCCGCATCGTTTCGCAAGGCGAAGCTGACAGGTGAGGTCGGTTTCGTTACGGCAAGTTCCAGATGCTCTTTCATGACAACTCCCGTCTGTGCCTGCAACACCGCGCCCATTATCTTCTGCCGAAGCTCACGGACATTACCCGGCCACGGATGGGTCAGCAATGTCTTACGGGCTTCCGCATCGAACCCAGTCACGCTACATTCCAATTCATTGTTGGCAATCTCACGGAAGAACTCCGCCAACGGCATGATGTCCTCCTGACAGTCACGCAAGGGCGGAACAGTTATCTCGAAGTCGTGCAAACGGTACAGCAAATCCTGTCGGAAACGTTTTTCAATGACCGCTTTCTCCAGATCCTCGTTGGTGGCGGCGATGATGCGGACATTGAAGCTCTTGTCCGTCTTGTCACCTATAGGGCGGTATCTCCGTTCCTGTATGGCACGGAGTAACATCTGCTGGGTTTCCAATGCGAGATTGCCTACCTCATCCAAGAACAATGTGCCACCCTCTGCCTCATTGAAGTATCCTTTCTTTGTGCTGTCCGCACCCGTAAACGCGCCTTTGACATGTCCGAAGAATGCCGAGGGCGCAAGGTCTTTGGAGAGTGAACCGCAGTCCACAGGCACAAACGGTTTCCCTGCCCTTTTGCTCTTATCATGCAGATGGTGGGCGATATGCTCCTTGCCCGCGCCGTTCTCTCCGAATATCAGCACGCTCATATCAGTAGGGGCAACTAATCTTATCTGTTGCATGATTTTCTGAAAGGCGGAACTGTCACGGGCAAAAACGGGCATACGATTTCGTCCGATACTCCGTTCTTTCAGGATGGTATGAAGCAGAGGCATAAGTTTATCCTCCACAAGCTGCTTGGGGATATAGTCCAGCGAGCCGAGTTTCATACTTTCGACTGCCGTATGCACTTCGGCATAGTTGGTCATGATGATTAACGGTTGTGTCATGCCTTCCTTGCGCATCCATCGTAATAGGTCGATGCCGTCACCGTCGGGTAGTCGTAGGTCAGAAACCACGATGTCCCCGTCTGAGGCTTGTTGCAGAAGTTTCTTCGCGGTCGAGAGGTGGTAAGCCTGCACGGTACGGAATCCTTCCCGTGCCAGCAGGTTGCAGACAAACTCGCAATACACGATATTGTCCTCCACCACGATGATTCTTGTTTTATCCATTTTCGTATTTTTCCTTTCTTCTTTTGCCTGCCGGATAATTTCAGCACCTTTATCCAGCACAGCCGGTCACCGCTTTGCATATCGCTTCGTCATCTGGAGTGGCACTTCCATGAAGTTGGGCGTAAAGTTCCCTCAATGGCTGGTCGGCACGGAGAATCTGCCATGAACTTCGCAGATGGTGTGTAAGTGTGTCCAGTTCTTGGAGGTCTTTACGCTGTTCTGCATCCTTGACCGCCTGCATTTCCTTTTCGGTTTCCGCTATCAGTTTGTCCAGCATGACGGATTCATTGCCATAAGATAGCAGAGTGGAAAAATCCGGCTTTTCATCCAATATGCTGCTTAATGCGCATTTATCCGTAATCTCCATCAGTTCGGATATGGAGAACGGCTTGAACAGGCATCCGGCAAATCCACGCCCTATAAGTTCCTCCTTGCTGCAACTGCCCGAAGCGGTTGTCACGACTATGGGAATACTCTTCGAGTTGCCTACATTGGATGAGCGCAACAGTTCCAGCAGTTCAAAACCGCTTATCTCAGGCATATTCAGATCCGTCAGAAGCAGGCTGTATTCCTTTTTTCGTATCAGCTCCATCAGTACCGAAACATTGGTACAGGTATCGCAGTGCATCCCTTCATGGGCATACATTTCTTTCAACATAAGGAGAAGTACCTCGTCATTGTCGATGGCAATCACATCATGGCAGATATGATTATGGCGCATTTGCGCTTGAATTGTCTGTTCCGGCAGTTCCTCGGCTGTCTGCATGGGAATTTCCACCGTGAAGCGGCTCCCTTTGCCTTTCTCGCTTTCCAAGCGTATAGTTCCACCGAGCATCGCCACAATACGCTGCACGATGGACAATCCTAATCCGAAGCCGTCTTTTGCGGCGGCATTTGAAAGACGTTCAAATGCACCGAATACTCGTTGTTGCTCATCTTCGGTCATGCCCGTACCGGTATCTTCAACGATAAGTTTCAGCAAACCGTTATCATAATCCGCTGCCAATGATACACTACCGTTATCCGTGAACTTGATGGCGTTTGACAACAAGTTGTTGCCGATTTGCAGGATACGTTCCTTGTCGGTCAAAACCACCGCATCGGTGTGGCTCTCCACTATCAAAGTCAGCCCCTTGTTCATGGCAATGGGCATGAACTCCGTTTCAAGAATATGCGTGATTGCGGAAATCCTGCAAGGGGAAAGGTTGGGTTGCTCCTTGCCGTTGTCCAGACGGAAGAAATCCAGCAGCGTGTTGAGCATCTCCCGCATACGCTCGGAAGATTGCCGGATATTATCCACATACATGGTGCTTTTATCCGCGCTACAACTTTTCTGCATCAGTCCGGCATAGCCTCATTTTGTCAATCGTATTTTTTCGTGGTAGAAGTAGTTTACGATGACAGGTTTGCCTTTTTCCGAGCGTCCGTATGGCAGATCGTTTATACGATACGGGAAGCCCTGCTCCTTGGCGTAATTTGAAATGTCCTGCTCCAATGCCTGCCAGTATTCAAGCCTTTTTTTATTGTAAATTTCCTCGTAAAGCGGTATGAGGTCAGGATACTTCTCACGGATATACGTCATTATCCCGCCTTTGAACTGCCCGCGTAAATTCAGGTTTTCAAGCCAGATTAAATCAGCATAATCTTTTACCTCCTCTATTATTGCCTTTACGTCTGTTATTCTGGGGAATATGGGCGAGACGAAGCATACGGTGCGGATACCTGCCTCGTATGTCTGACGCATCGCTTTCAGACGGCGTTCAATGCTTACGGCGTTGTCCATATCTGCGCAGAACTGCTCGTCGAGCGTATTGACAGACCATGACACAGTCACTTTGGGAAAACTCTTCAACAGGTCGAGATCGCGAAGGACAAGATCGGACTTTGTGCATATCATAATCTCGGCATCGCTTCCTCGCAGCTCTTCGAGCAGCCTTCGGGTACGGTGGAATTCTTCTTCATACGGATTGTAACCGTCCGTCACAGACCCTATTACAACACGTTCACCGTCGTATTTATGAGGATTCGTTATCGGCTTCCAGTTTTTTACATCTAAAAACGTACCCCACGGCTCGGTGTGCCCGGTGAACCGTTTCATGAACGATGCGTAGCAATACCTGCAGGCGTGGGGACACCCTACATAAGGGTTGACCGAATATCCTCCCACCGGCAGAGAGGATTTGGTCATTACACTCTTTACATCTATTTCCTTTATTGTATCCATATTCATTGTATTCGTCTGGTAAATTGTTCCGGCAATTCCTGAATCATTCTTTCGTCGCCCATAATCGGCAGCAAATCCTCTTTCATGAACACCGGTATGCCATGAGCCTTTGCCTGTTCTGCAATGCTAAGCACCCATTCGGGGCGCGAATATGACTTTCCTTTTCGGTTTCCGGTCTCTGTGCCTATGACAATCCAGTCAATTCCCTCGAAATCAATCTCGCCGATATCATCGAAGAGAGGTTCAAACGTGACATGGTAGTGTCGTGCTTTGATATTCTTTTTCAAATCATCAATCCTCCTTTTCTCGGAACTGCGCGTAACGGTCACGCCCATCCATACGTTCTCGTCGTCAGAGGAGAAACTGATTTTGTCAGGGCGCTTCGTCAGAAAGATATAGGCGTGCTGGGGATTGCTGCTGATCCGCTCGAAAATTTCTGCGTTCCATTCAGGCTTCCAATCGGAGAAATCGCTCATTCCTGTCATGAGCCACACATGAGGACGGGACGTATCGATGATGCGCAGTTTTCGTTCCATGTATTCAGGCACGGAAAAGTCGTCGGTAATGTGGAAACGGCGGCAGTTGTTACGGGCATAGCAGTAAGGGCATCCTATAGTGCACCCTACCACTATGTTCATGTTTTTTATCAGGGATTTAATGCAGACACTCATAACACAACTGTTTCTCCGTCCTCCGGGATAATCAGCCGGCTCATGTCGGCTTCGTGATGCGTTGCCTCATTGCGCAGAATTGCACGGGTGGTCTGGCAATGGTCGATGGCATCCATGTGTACGGCTATCAGCTTGATATGCGAAGGCAATTCGTCAAGTATCTGCATCACTTCGTTCTCGTCGGGGATGATAGGACCGTCCGTTTTGGAAAATTCGGGAAAGATTGCACCTCCGGAGTTTACCACGATATAGTCAGGATTGAACCGTTCCACGGTGTCTCGGATACATGCTTCCCATCGGCAGTCACCCATTATATAAACGGTCGGGAAGCCCTCGGCTTTTAGCACATAACCTGATACAGGTCCCATCATCTGCCCGATCTGCCCGAAACCATGATGTCCGGTCGTGCGGTAAATGGATATGCCGTCTATTGTTTTTATTTCTTCGATGGGTATCACATTTGTAAATCCGTCGTTTCTGATGGCGTCCGCGTCCTGGGGCTGAACGTAGAAAGGAATTTCTTTGGGCAAATGTGTGGGGACACTCGGCTCGTAATGGTCGATGTGATTGTGGGTCAGGAGCACCATGTCCACGCCTCCGATAATATCCTGAATAGGAATGGTGAGGTGTACCCTCGGTGTTTTATTCACACCGAGGGCCGATATCAAAGTGCCTTTGTCGGCTAAAACGGGGTCAATTAGCATGGTGTGTCCCGCATACCTGATTTTCAAGGTGGCATTGCGCACCAATTGTACTGTAGATGTCTTTTTCATGACTATATGTCTTGTTATTGATTACGGGTGCAAAGTTCGGAAGAATCCGGCGAAACATCTATGCCTGAAAAAACGGTAATTATGCCATTTTGATAAATGAAATTATTATCTTTGCAAAAACGACAAGGATATGGACGAGATAATCAACCCTGATCGACTGGTCAGCGTACCGTTCAACAAGACACGCTGCGGCGTGGATTTTTACATCAATACTGCCATAAACAAGGACATCGGACTTGTGCTGACAGAAAACAAGCGGTTTAAGACAGACTTCTTCAGCTTCTACTTTTTCCGTAAGGCAAACGGATATTTGCTACTGAACTTCCGCAAGATTGAACTGCGCGACGGCATGGTTCTCCTGCTTTCACCCCATCAGCAACAAGAGTGGCATGTAGATGAGACGGCGTTGGATTACACGTTCCTTATATTCCGCGAAGATTTCATGCGTACTTTTATCGCCGACAAGTTCTTCGTTTTTCGCCTTTTGTATTGTTACCAGACAGATACGCCGCCTTACATCAATGCCACACATGACGAAATGAAGGAATATATGCGGCTGCTCGGAAAGATTAAGTATGAGCTGATGAATCCAGTGTCCGATACGTACAATATCATTGTTTCCTTACTATATTATCTTTTGCTGATTATCAATCGTACATACGCTGCCGCCTATTGCTTGCCCGCTGAAATTGCTAAAAACAATTTCGCTTTTCGGTTCAAGGACTTGTTGGAACAGAATATCCGCACCCACCAGCGGGTGCAGGAATATGCAGACATGCTTCATGTCAGTCGCATCACACTCAATAACTCAGTAAAAGCCCAATTCGGAGTATCAGCTACCCATTTGATAAAACAACGTCTGCTTGAGGAACTGAAGAACGAATTGCTATTCTCCAACCGCACTGTCAGTGAAATGGCGGATGATTTCAATTTCTCTGATCCGAGCCATCTCATGCGCTTCTTCAAACAGCAAACAGGCAAAACATTTACTCAGTACATGACGGATTACAATAAAGGCATATACGAATAACTTCTTAATATAGTCGATAGCGGCTATCGAAATATGGTTGTTGATGTTCAGGCGTTTTTGTACTGCATGAACCATTTTACGATTTCTGGATCTTCGTGCGAGCCGAGTAAGAAAGGCTTGTCGGTATCCAGCGTCTTTATCCGTGCCATGTCGTCGGCCGACAGGGTGAAGTCTAATATGTCGAGATTCTGCTTCATGCGTTCCGGTTTCACAGACTTAGGAATAATTATGCACACTGATATTTATCGCGCCCGGACAGGTGTTCGGTGCGGAAGATGACGGCATGCAGTTCCAACCAGATGGCTACCTGCTTATGTTCCATCCCGACCTGCTGCGGAATACACCTCTCGGGCGGATAATGCGTGAATATTCGTTCTTTTCCTACGAGACAAACGAGGCATTGCACCTTAGTGTGGAAGAACGGCAAATCATCATGGATTGCTTCCACAAGATTCAATATGAATTGAACCATCCGATACACCGTCACAGCAAGAACCTCATCACAGACAGCATCAAGACGTTCCTTGATTACTGCACACGTTTCTATGACCGTCAGTTCATCACACGCGACAACCAAAACCGAGACATCCTCGCAAGATTTGAGCGGTTGCTTGACGAATACTTCCATGATGGGGCTGCTAAACGGATAGGCTTGCCCACTGTACAGTATTGTGCAGACAAGCTCTGCCTCTCGCCCAACTATTTCAGTGATTTATTGAAAAAAGAAACAGGTTCAACCGCCCTGCATTTCATTCATGACAAGTCTATTGAAATAGCCAAGACGGAACTTGCATCTACAGACGACACCGTTAATGAAATCGCCTATAATCTCGGTTTTCAGTACCCGCAACATTTTACCCGACTGTTCAAGAAAGAGGTAGGTTACACTCCGAATGAATATAGAGCGCAAGTGTCGTGAGAATTGGATTAGTACAGAATATTAGAACCCAACACCTCTCTTGCGCTTAACTTTCTTCCTTCTGCGAAGTATATCCACCATTTCCTGATTGGCTTCCGCATCAGCAGCGTTATAAGATGAGCCACTGCTTTTTAGCAATCCCCAAGAGCCGTTGAACAACTCGCTTTGTGCCGTGCCGGACGGTGCGCTTGGTGTAGCCGTTTCATATATTCCGGCTGTTATTCCCATACGTTCCCTGCATCTGTTGTGCTGCAAAGCCGCGTCAATCTTGGAATAACTGAAACGCCTGTCCACTTTGGAGCCGTTGAAATGGTAGCCATTCATGGAGAATACAACACCCTGCACCTCGCTGGTCTGCCCCTTATGCTTGAAATGTACTTCCACTCCCTGCCGTTTCAGGTTGGCGATAAGCACGTTCCAGTTGCCGCATCTGCCGACTTCCATTTTGATGATGTCGTAAAGCGCATATTTCGTCCTGTCTGGCTCTTTCAGGCGGTTGCGTTTGACATTGTCCTTTCCGCCAGCCATATGCAAGCCGTATTTCAAGGTCAATTCCTTGCAGATGCGGGTACTGCGCAGACGCTCGTGCCTGTCCGATATGGTATTGCCGTTGTTGTCTATGCGGTTGAAAGCAATATGCACGTGCGGATGCTCCTTGTCGAAATGCTGGGCGATGAAGAACTGCGTATTCTTGATTCCCATCCGTTCCATATATTCAAGCGCGATGCCTGCCATGATACGGTTCGTCAGCCGTAACTCATCCTCTTTGGAAAAACTCAACGCGATATGTCCGACAGGTTTTGTCACCTTATCGTTCATCCGTGACTGGGCATTGAAACTCATGGCGATAGTTTCCAGATTTTCCATAAACAAGCCTTCGCTTGCTACTATCTGCGTATCCTTCTTCTTGTCGATGATGTAATCCACCGCACCCTTGAAGTCGCTTCCTTTTACGATTTTCGCCATCATATCCCTATCTTGGTTATAAGTTCATGAATCCTTGCCACTGCCACCTTGCAGTCCCACCGTTCATCGTGGAAGCCTCCGGCGTTTGCCTTACGCGCAAGCTGGTTGAGATTGTTAGCCATGCCGCAGAGTTGGCGGATGTATCCGGCATGTTCCTCCGACAGCCGTTCTTTCACATGACCGTTACGGAAACATTCCCTCATGTACTCGCTTGGTGATACGCCCGCCTCATGCGATCGTGTCAGCAGGCGGAAGTAGTCGGCTGCCGTCATTTTCACTGCGATACGGTATTTCAGTTTCTCGGTTGCTTCCTTCTTGGGGCGACCTCCCTTGTTGCGTTCCTTGTGTTCCTTTGTCTGTTCCATATTTTATTCCTTTTAATTCGGTTACTGATTCAACTGTATAGACCGACGGGATGCCACCTCCTGCAATTTGGATGGTGGGTGGCAAGCGGTTTCGGTACACCCGAAACACAAACTTGCTACCTCCCAATCCTTAAGGAATGAGTTTCGGGCATCTCCCGTTTTTCTCATTCGGGATGTCATAATCCCAACCCTTTCTTCTTGGGTTTTACGATAGTTCTTGGCGGTGGACTAACGGCTAATTTCTGCCGGATTCCACGCAGGTAATCGTTCAGGTCTTTATGCCCTTTGTAGTTGTCGGAGAAGTCGCGGATGCGTCCGGCGAACTTCCTTTCCAATTCCCGATACGCCTTTCTTCCCGCCTCGTCATTGTCGAGCATGCAGTGGATACGTCCATACCCGTGCAGCACATCTATAGCTTTGGAAACATTGGCGGTCGAATTGAGGATGACGTAATCCTGCCTGTCAAGGTCGGGCAAGTTCGAGCAGTTCCTCTTCCGCAACGTGAGGAATGAAAGATAGTCCATCATGCCCTCGAATACAAGGCATTTCTCTCTCGCTTCTCCCTGTTGCCGAATATGGCTGATGTCTTTGGGTGCGACACAGCCTTTGAAAAAACGGTTACGCACTTCAAATCCTCCCGCCACATTCGGAAAACCGATGGCGAAATAGGGCTTGCCGTTATGGGTGAAGTGGAGCTCTTTACATTGCGCCTTTGCCAAAGCGATGTTTATGCCCCGTTCCTGCAAGTATCGGAGCAATGCCGGATGGGTGAGTTCGCCCACCTCCAAATGTTGGAAACTCGGTTCGGATGCCTGCTGGCGAAAAGAGAAAGATATGGGACGGATGTGTGGTGCCTGTTCCGCTATCTTGCCAAGCAGATAAGGCACATGGTCGGATGCGTACAGTACCCCTGCAAGTGCGATGATGTTACCACCTCTTCCCAGTCCATAATCGAACCACAGGTTGCGGTCGGTGTTCACCTTGAACGAGGCTTCCGTTTCCTGACGGAACGGGGATTTATACCACAGGCAGTTTCCCTGTTGCTTTACGGGCGAATAACCCAAACTTTGCAGATAGTCCGCAATTTTGATTTGTTTTGCTTCTTGGATGTTCATGATATAATTTCTATGGATTTGATGATGACTGTAAAAACGTTGATTTGATGAATGAGATATGTATTGTCCTATACGTTAATGCTTTATATTCTCAACATCTTCTCAACAAACCACTCACAAATAGAGAATCCAACAAACTGATGCTGTTTCCCTCTCAACTTTTCTTTTCGATTGTTGAGAATTTGTTGAGAGTGTATGCTGTTTATTATCAGTATGGTTATATCATTATTCATCAATTCAACAAAAAAAGAATAGTATTACAGGGATTCAAGTTGTTCCCTTGTGACGGTGTAGAAACGACCGACTCTTTTTATCGGCTCATATCGGCACTCCCGATTGTAATTGAATTGGTAAGTGGTATATGTAAGCCCGTTAGAGGCAGGAGTAAGTTTCCAACATTCCTGCAATACCTTTCTGACTTGGTGCTTCTCCACCTTTACCTGCGAATGTACCAGCAAAAGAAGAATGTCGTTGTGGCAGAACGAGAATGTGTCCGTGCCGACACTTTCCATAATGTCAAGGATAAGTTCGCACATCTCTATCTCCAATCGGTTGCGGTTGCTGCGGATAATCTTCTGCAAGGCTTCGGTATGCAGCAAAGAGGGCGCAAACCACATACGGCTTTCCTTTTCGGTGGAAAGTTGTCTGTATTGCAGGTAATACAGAAAGGCAGGTATCTCAGCTTTCAGCTTTTGCAGGAAGTCTGTGTCATCGGATTGCAGACGGTCTATCTTGCGCACCCAATAGCGTGTTTCACCTGCATCAATGATAACAGGCAGATACTCGTTGTTGGAGCATAGCACGAACTTGGCAAAGAACGCTATCTCGTCACGGTCTTTGCCTTTGGCTTCCACCTTGTAGGAAAGTGTGGTGCTGAGGTTCTTCAACCGCTCGCTGTCCTCCCTGCGGTTGAGCAATACCTCGTCCACCACGATGAGCAGTTTTCCTGCCCAGTCGGAATTGAACTGGCTGCGGAAGTCCTCGTTGGTATTGAAAGTGACATTGTTTTGAAACACAGCTTTCAGGAAGTTCAGGAATGTACTCTTGCCCGTGTTGCGTTCTTCTGATACCAACAGCAGGATAGGCAGTTTCTGCACGGGTTGCAGGTAGAGCAATTGAAGATAGTCCATGCCCAATTCATACTGTTCACCGAAGATATGGCGCACCAATGACCGGATACAGGGAAACTCGCCTTGTTGCGGACGGTGTCCTATCGGCTCGTAGAGGTTCAGGAACTTGTCCACCACGGGACGGTAGTCCACATGGTCGGGGACGGTGCAGAAGCCGTCGTACTTCGGCACGGTGGCGAGATAGTCCTTGCCGTAGTCCTGCCGCAGTGTTTCGTTGTTCCACACGATGCGCTTCTTCACATAGCCTCCGTTCAGACGGGGCTGGTTCACTAACTTGTAGAGGGTAGTACCCACACGGATAAACTCCTCATTTTCAAAGTTGCCTTGTTTCATTAGCACTTCATTTTTTTGTTTAATCAGTGCAAAACTCGGCAATTAGCGCAGAACGGATTAACAACTCACGCATACCTCACGTAAGATTTTCTTGGATTTGGCTTTATGACATACAACAAAAGCCCGAAGAAATGCCATTCTAATGGATTTTTCTTCGGGTTTGTCGTAATCGTACGTATGAATGGCAATACACCTATTCACATACTCGTATAAATACATTGTTGGCAATGGGAATACGCATAGGTCTCACTACTTCATGTCGTCATATCATTAGAACTTATGCCTGATAATTAGACATATCCCAACCATTTATACCCAGCGAAAAGAAGATATTTGTTTTCTCTTTTCGCAAGTACAGCCTTTTAAATATGGCATTGCGCACCTGTTCCGCACCGAAGCTGTCAATGCGGAAAGCAAGTGCGACTATCATCGGAAAGCTGAACACATCGGCATGATACCCGTTCTCCTGCCGAACATACTTCTGTACCTCGTATTCTTTTAATGCTCCACTGTTATAGATGTTTCTGATGGCAGAACGAAGTGTCGGAGCAATTACTCCGAACAGTTCCACCAATTCCGGCTCGCTCATCCAAATGTTTGAGACATTCTCCGGCATGATGATATTGCCGGATTCATTCACTGTTATGCTGTTTCTTCTCATACTCATGACATCGTTATTCCGTTAAACGTCTTACTCAGTTTGTCGCCGAACATGGTCAGGTCGTTGTCGAGCTTCTGCGTGGTTATCTTTGCGTAGAGTTGGGTCGTGACTATATTCGTATGTCCCAACACACGGCTTACGCTTTCAATGGGCATCCCCTTGCTCAAAGCTAATGTTGCGAAGCCATGACGACTGCAATGAAATGATATTGACTTGGTTATGCCACATTCCCTTATCATCCGTTTCAACGGTTTGCAGATAGACCAATAGTTCAAGCCGGGGAATATACGATTGTCTTTCTGCATCGGTCGGTAGCGTTCGACTATCTGCAAGGGTATATCCAGCAGCTTCACTTGGAAGGCGACTTTTGTCTTGTGGCGTTTGGACAATATCCACTTCTCGCCGTTCACCTCCACGATGTTGTCATTCGTCAGTTCCTGAATGTCCACGAATGACAAGGCGGTGAAACTGGCAAAGATGAAAATGTCACGGATGTATGCGAGCTTGCTGTCTGCAAACTCATGTGTCATGACCGCTTTCAGTTCATCCTCCGTCAGATATTCCCGTTCTTTCACATTGGGGCTGATATGAAACTGGATGAAAGGATTGCGCGGTATCAACCCGTTATAATGCGCTTTCATGACCACGCCTTTCAGCCACATACAGTTTGCCCATATCGAACCGTTCCGCAATCCGGCTTCAGTCGAGAGGTATGCGGCGAACTCCTTGATGAAATCGGGAGTAAGTTCCAACATGGACATATCGCTGCGTCTGTAAAACGACTTGATAAAGGCGGCTACATGGTTTCTTGCCCGTACACGTGCCCGATAGGTAGCCATTACCCTGTCTTTGCCTACCCGTTTCTTGAACACTTCGTTCTCACGGTCGAATGCTTTTAGCAGCGTCTCATACTCGCTGCCGATTCCCTGATAGGCGTTGCGCACCATCTCAGCCGTAACAAATGCCTCGCGGTCTGAAATGCGCTGGTAATGTTTGATGATTTGCGCCTTGATGTTGTCAAGGGCAAGGTTGATGTCTCGTGCCTCGCGGCTCTTGCCTTTCGCCTTGTTTCCTTTCACGTCCCAAAGCGTTTTCGGGATGTTCTGCTTACAACTGAACTGCGCCACAGTCCCGTTGATTGTCACTCGTCCCATGATGGGGACAATACCGTTTTTCTCCTTGCTGCCGTTCACGTAGAACAGAACCTTGAATGTGCTTCTTGCCAT